ATGCACCAATAGTTGCACCCGTTGCAGCGGCTCCCGTAGCACCAGTAGCACCTATAGTTACAGGCGTGCCATTCAAATTAAAAGATGGCACTGAAATAACTATTGCGGTTAAAGATACCGTAACAAACGCACCGTCAGCAACAGATGCGGTAACCATTGCAGGCGCACCAGCTCCCGCAGGCGATTACGAATTAGAGGACGGCTCTAAAATCACTGTTGACGCAGGCGGCGCAATATCTACGGTAACGCCAATGGAACCAATAACGCAGCCCGATTTTGTTGCACCGCCTACAGCGCCAACATTAGAAGAAAGGCTGGCAGCTATGGAAGCGGAACTGGTAAAAATGAAAACACCTGTAATACCTACCGGGCTTGCAACAGAAGTTCAGCTACATGCTGCAGAACAAAAAATTGAAAAGCAGGACGAAGTAATAAAAGGCTTGTTCGAGTTAGCCGAAAAGCTGACTGAATTGCCAAGCGCAGACCCTGTAACCTTAACCGGCAGAAAGAAAGAACAGTTTGATCGCTCAAATGCTAAAGAGGAAAAAATAAAAGGAATTGCAGATGCTATCGGAGCATTGAAAAATAAAAACAAATAATCATCTTATTAAAACCAAATAAAAATGGCACTATCAGTATCAGGATTAACAGATTACATAATTGAAAACACAGACCTGCTGGTTGCCAAATCTCTTTTTGGTGGCCGTACTTCCGATTTGATCAGGAGTGAGGGCACTGTAATGACCGGCGTGAAATTCGCTGAAAAAATAAACATTCTTGCAACAGATGCCATCTTTCAAAATGGTACCGGTTGTACAAGGGTTTCCAGTGGTAACACTTCACTTACACAGCGCCAGGTAACTATCGGCGAAATCGCTGTAGTGGAAGATATATGCGTAAAAACTTTGAACGCGAAGTACATGAGCAAAGCCCTTGCAAAAGGCAGCAATGATAATAAACTTCCTTTTGAACAGGATTACGCAAACCTGAAGGCCGACACCATTGCGAAGCAATTAGAGATTGCGATATGGATGGGTGATACAACAAGCGGTAATGCAAACCTTTCTCGTTTTGACGGTTTTGTAAAATTGATTGATGCAGCGGCCACAGCGATCACAGCAAACCAGGCTCCTTACAACGGCATCGGCGTTATCCTTTCCGCAACAGGGATTACTCCGGCCAACGTTAAGGCAGTTGTAAACAGTATGTGGCTGGCATTGCCTGCGGACATTACCGGGCAGGATGATATTCGCATATTCTGCGGATGGGATACTTTCAATAAGTTTATCAATGCCTTTACCGATCAGAACCTTTTCAACTTCGCCCCTTCAGGCAGTGAAGTTTCTGCGGCCAATGGAACGGTTGTAATACCTGGCACAAATTACAAGCTCACTGCGGTTCACGGACTTGATGGCACCAGCCGTTTGTTTAGTGCACGTATGAGCAACTTGTTTGCAGGCGTTGATCTTGAAAATGAGTACGAACAATTTTCAATAATGGAAGATCAGTTTAAAGATTACCTGCGTTTCAAAGTGCAGTTTAAATACGGTGTGAACGTGGCCTTCCCTGATGAAATTGTTTCCTTCAAATTAGTTTAATAATAAGGGCGGTTAACAGCCGCCTTTTTAAATATTTATCAAATGGCATGTGCATTAACCAGTGATTATTCTTTTTCATGTGCCATTGGCGTGGGTGGCACAAAAGAATGTTACATTATTGAGCTGGAAAATATTTCAGCTTACGTTGAAAGTTCTGGCACACTAACAACAATTACAAAAGCGGCAGGAAAGGTTTTCCGTAAATATCAACTGGTTTTAGAAACGGCAGATTTTACCGAAGATATTACCGGCAACAGGCAGAACGGTACCAACTACTACGAGCAGAAAGGCACTATTATTATCAACAAACAAAACGTAGCGGTACGGAATGAAATTCTTTTACTGGCAAAAAATAACTGCGTTGTTGTGATGAAAGATAATAACGATACCTGGAGATTGTACGGGCGTGAATACGGTTTAAGATTGCTTGGTGGTTCAGCCGCAAACGGCGTTGCATGGGGTGATCGTAATGGGTACACTTTAAACTTTACCGGGGCAGAAAAAGAGCTGGCACCATTCGTTTCAGATGCAGCAGCCGCAACACTTCAGACCTAACATTTAAAATCCTATATCTTATAAAATGCCTCTCAAATGAGAGGCATTTTTGTTTTTGGAACAAAACCACTGATTTTATATTTACTGGTAGTGTTACAATTTAATCAATCAGATACAGAGGCAGTGCTTACGCTTACGCTTACAGAAAATGTGAGCTTAACGGAGCCTTATTATTTATTTGTTTTTACTCATACACTCACAAAGCAGCAGGTAAAATTTATCAAATCATCCGATGAAGATGAAAGCGATTTTATTGAAAGGTATAACCAGTTTACAATTAACCCCGCTGTTACGTTCTTGAATGCCCCAATAGGGCAATGGAATTATAAAGTATATGAACAGGCCAGCAACAGCAACACAGATGAAACATTGACTGGTGATGTGTTAGAGTATGGAAAACTAATCATCTACAGAACAACAGCATTTGCATTTACAAAATACAACGAACCGCAAACATTCAAAGCATACAATGGATGATATAAAATTTTCAGCACCTGAAAAAATAGAAGATGATAAATCAGTTGATATTATTGTCTTAAAATTTGCCGATTCTAAAGTGCCCGTTTTCAAAGAAAAGCGCGGCAAAGATTATATTGAGTACGGTGAAAATAATTCATACCCTGAGTACCTTACTTTCCTTTTCAATAAATCTGCAAAACACAATGCGATCCTGACAGGTAAAGCAAATTACATTTTCGGCAAGGGTTACGAAAACGGCAATATAATTATCAACAGGACTAATGAAACCTTAAACGATATTGCGAAAAAAGCTATACTGGATATTGAGATTTACGGCGGTTGCAGGCTGGAAATTATATGGGCAAGAAATGGCAGGGTATCAGAAATTTATCACTGCGATTATTCTACTTTAAGAAAAGGGAAAGATGGCGGTTTTATTTATAAAGAAAACTGGGATCCAAAAGCATACCCCAAACCAGAAGAAGAATTTATAAACGCTTTCAATCCTGCAGACCCCATCGGTTCACAGATATTTGAATACAACGAGTATCGTCCCGGTGTTCGCTTCTATCCATTACCGGGGTATATTGGTTCAAACAATTATATTGAAACCGACATCGAAATAAGTAAATATTATTTATCGGCAATTCGTAACGGCATGATGCCGTCAAAGATGGTGCAGTTTTACCAGGGCGAACCAACGGACGAAAAGAAAAAAGAAATAGAAAAACGATTCGGGCAAAAGTTCGCTGGTTCAGAAAACGCCGGAAAATTTATTTTAGTTTTTAATAACAGCAAAGACAAACAGGTTGATATTTCAGACCTGTCAGCCAGCGAAGTTGATAAACAATTTGTGGAATTAAATAAGACTTGTCAGCAGGAAATATTTAGCGGCCACCTTGTTACCTCACCTATGCTTTTCGGTATAAAAACAGAGGGCCAATTAGGCGGTAACACAGAGTTAAAACTCGCATACGGTATATTTCAAAACACTTACGCAGAACCAAAAGCAACGGCCTTTGATAAAGAAATAAATTATGTTTTAAACTACTCGAATTTTAAATCAGTATATAAGCTACAGCCCACCGATCCAATAGGGTTACAGTTTGATATTAAAGATGTGGTTCAGTCTTTACCGAAACAATTTATTTTAAAAGAATTAGGCGTACCTGAAGATTTATGGGCGGGTGAAACTATTGGCGGCAATACCGCAACAAAACCATTTAGTGAAGCCACAGACAGTGCCCCGGTAAATGACCATATTAAAAACCTTTCCGGTCGGCAGATGCAGGGGATAAACAGAATTATAAGGCAATACGATGACGGAAACGGAAAACTTACAAGGGCAGCGGCAACAGCATTATTAAAAACCGGTTATGGTTTAAGCGATGAAGATGTAATTGCTTTTCTCGGTGAAGAAACGCAACCGCTTGCCCTGTCATTTGAAGATCAGCAGGATAATATTATTGCCATGTTTGATGCATGCGGCGACAGTAAAAAAGATTTTGAAATACTGAAATCAAAACGGGTTTCTTTTTCTGCAGACGAGATCGAAGAAGATGAAAAGATTTACATAAATGAAGCCTTTAAAACATACGATGTAACCGCGACTGAGGATAAGATTATTGAACTGATAAAAAAGGATGGCAAGGTTACGCCAGAAGTAATTGCAAAGGCAATAGGTGAATCAAAATCTTTTGTTGAAAGTAAATTAAAAAGCCTTGCAAAAAAAGGATATATAGAAAGCACTGTTGAAAAAATAGGCGTGGATGAAATTATAAACCGGGCATTATCTAAAGGGGTTGATTTAAAGCCGCCAGTATCAAAAAGCCCGGCAGTACAGATATTTATTAAGTATTCCTATGAAGGCCCGGAAGATTCCCGCAACCGCCCTTTCTGCGCAAAAATGATGGAGTTGAACAGGCTTTATTCCCGGTACGATATAGAACAGATTTCGCAGCGGCTTGGGTATTCTGTATTTGACCGCAGGGGCGGGTTTTGGAACAACAGCGGCACGGTTGAACCGCATTGCCGCCACAACTGGAAATCAAATATAGTAGTTAAAAAAGGAGGGGCAGCATCATGAGTTTAAACACACTTTTACTTAGCGATGAAATCATAAAAGAGCGCACAGCAATACATGGAAATATAGACGCTAAATTGATTTACCCTGATATCAAAGTTGCCCAGGATATGTATATACTCCCTATAATCGGTACTGCTCTATATGACAAATTACAGGCAAGGGTAAACGCGGCAGATTGGGCAGGGTTTACGGATTATAAGGCACTACTGGATAATTACATTATTGATGCATTGATGTACTTCACGCTTGCGGAATTACCAACAACATTAAGCTATCAGCTATGGAATAAAGGCGTGGTAAGAAAGCAGGGGCAGGATACAGATTTGCCTTCAATGTCCGAACTAATAGATATCAGCAATAAATACAGATCACGCGGCGAATGGTACGCAAACAGGCTGCGGCTTTACCTTATTCAAAACGCAGTTGCAAAGTTCCCGGAATACCTGCAGCCGGGCAATGGGATTGATACTGTAACCCCGGATAATAAAAGCTTTTCAATGCCGGTTTATTTGGGCGATGATTATAGTAATCCATATTGCAACCCTGGCGGCTTCACTCAAAAACCATACAGCGAATGAGTAAAGGAATAAACAAGCATAATGAAGAAAAATTAAGAATCTATTTAAGCAAACAGAATGACATTAAACAATGTAATCAACCGGATAAAAAGCATATCACTATCACACCGCCAGATAAGAAACTTTCAGACCGGGTTGGTAAGTGATTTTTTATCGGATCACACAACGCGCTACCCTTCTGTTTTCTTACAGGATAACGGCGGCAAGATAAGCACAACAGGGCACGCGACCACTTTGAGTTACCGCATGTTCATTATGGATTTAGTGAATGTGTCATCTGACACAAAGACAAACGAACAGGATGTGCAAAGCGATATGGTAAGCATTGCTATGGATTTAGTTACTCAATTTAATGATGGCAATTATTCGGATTGGGTTATAAGTACAGACAATAATTTACAACTCGTTGTTGAAAATGATAACGATATGCATGCGGGTTGCATAATTGATTTTTCAGTTAGAATAATCTTCGATCAAAACAAATGTGCCGTTCCTTCTGATTCTGAAATAGGTACACCAATAGATACAGATATGAAAGTTTATGATCTCATTTATATAGCAACTGGCGCAGAAGGCAGCACTTTGACCAGCACTGGTGTTGGCGCTCATGTAGCGGCTCTTAATGGTAAAAAAATCTTATTTGTAACAAGAACCAGCAACCCTATATATAGGGTTTCAAGCTCCCCGCAATCGGATGAATATACATGGAATAACACAAGCCTTGGAGTTGGTACAACTATCGGAGAAGGGGAGCGATTTTTATTCCTTTACAGAAATTACTAACATGAAAAAACTTCTTGCAATATTATGCTTATTGGTATCGCTGGCAGGTTATTCGCAGACCGGCAATGATACGGGCAGGTATTACCATGACAGGGCCGGTTACGGGGAAAGAAAACAAAGGTATTGGGCTGATAAAGTTTTGGATGCCCCGCACGATACCACTTTTTCAAAATACGGGATTGCGATACTTGACGGCGTTATTTATGCAGGAGATGGCAGCAGGTGGCGCTCGTCTGGCTCCGGCAGCGGCGGAGCATCGGCATTAAAATTCGTTATCGGTTCGGGCACAAATACCAGTGAATATACTTTTAAAACAGCAGGCAATACTTTACAAAGTGATGATTTAATAGGTGCTGAAATTATCGCAATTCAACGTGCAGGAATTACACTTTATACATATAATGAAAGCGGAACTTATGTTGCATTTAATTCAACTACGGGCACGCTGGATTTTACTTTAGTAGGGCAGAATTATAACACCGACCGGGTAACGGTAATTATTGCCGGTTCCAGCGGCGGGGCTTCAACGCCTTCAACGCCTTCGACAATAACATTAAGCGGGGATATTTCAGGCAGTGGCACAACCGCAATAACAACAACACTTGCTAATACCGCAGTTACAGCAGGTAGTTACACAAGCGCGAATATAACCGTTGATAGTAAGGGAAGGGTTACCGCCGCCGCCAATGGTTCAGGCGGGGGAACGATTACAATTTCGGGCGACATTTCCGGCTCTGGTACATCAGCGATAACAGCCACAATCGGGGCCGGCAAAGTTACCGAAGCCATGCAGGTATTGGCAGATAATACTACTCAAAATGTAAGTACATCAAAGCATGGTTATGCCCCGAAAGGGAATGGTAATACAGCGCAATTTTTAAATGCCAACGGTTCTTATAGTGTTCCCGCAGGTACGGCAGGATATGCTGCGCCCGTAGCTGCTACATACGGGGCTACTATAACCATTAATGCAGCATTAAATACTACACTAAGCAAAGATTTTTATTTTACTATGACAGGGGATGCAACCATTGCCATGACAAATTTAACCGCCGGTGACAGGGGAGTATTAACAGTAACGCAAGATAGTACGGGCAGCAGGATTTTAACTGTTCCCGCAAACGGTAAAATAGCCTTTGGGTATGGTTCAGGTCTTGTACTTTATCTGTCAACTGAGGCTGGATTGAAAGACGATGTTTTTTTTCGTTACGATGGAACGTACATTATTTTTTACGGCATCGCAAATGATATTCAATGAGGTTGATATTTTTTATATTATTCATTCCCTTTTTTTCACTGGCACAATTGCGCCCGCCCACCCAATTCAGCGTGTCAATTAAAGACGCATTGAACGGATCCGAAAAAGCGCATGCAGCTAAACTATTGGGCTCAAACTGGATTAGGACTGATGGTGTCGTTATGAGTACATGGAGCAGTGGCGATAACGCTTATTCACGGGCGCAGGATTCAGGGTTGAATGTCTTTGTAAACTTTTCATGGGGCAATTCACCCAGTGCTTTTCAAACCGATACTGCGGCTTACAAAACGAAATTCTTAGAAATAGTAAATAATTACGATGCATTACCGGATGCGGTATGTTTTGAGGATGAGCCCGGCAATGGTGGTTTCCATACAGGTAGCCTTTTGACGTATTTGAATATCTTAAAAGCAATGGTGCCGCTTTGCCGTTCATTAGGTATAAAAGTAATTACAGATGGCGCAGTTAGCGATGTAGGAACCGAAGCATTGATTTATAAATACTATGCCGACAATGGTATGACCAGCGATAGCGCAAGTTTTGGACGCTGTTTAAAGAACAATAACAAGCCAGATATACTTGCGGGAACGTTCAGCGAAATGCTGCAAGTTGATACGTTGCTCACAGGCTACAGAACCATTGCATTAACCCATGTGAACATGCATATAAAGTTAAGTCGGGTTGATGCAGACACAGTTTACAATACTGTTTTCCCTTCAAGATTATTCAAAATTTTTGATTGGTACATTTTCAAAAGAACGGGCAAGCATCCGATTACCAATGAACTGGCAGCACGAAATAATGCGTCCGGGGCATTTATGACAGACTTAATCAGAAGCGCAAGGGAAGCGAAGTTTTATCTGGTAAGTTTTATTTCAAACAATAACGGAGACGATGCGGAAAGCCCATTGATTGTAAGCGATGTATTACAACCAGCGGGAACAACATTAAAAAACTATTTAGACCAATATTATAGGAGAGCAATACCATGAAGAAAATTATTTTATCAATTATTTTAAGCGTGTGTTTTATCAGTGTGTTTTCGCAGCGCACACCGATTGGCAGCACTTCCCGCCCGGTGGATGCTTTTGGGGTATGGTATTTCCCGCAAGGCACGGTTTTAAGTACTGATACAACAACCAATAAAGTAGCGGGTAGTGTTGCGGTTATTAGCGGGGTACTTTACGTTAAGAATATTACAGCATGGCAGGCGGTAAGCGGTGCTACGCCAACATTTGAAGCAACATTGACTGCGCAGGGAGCAACGGCGTTCACTGGTAGCCATACCATAAATATGGGGCTTCATAATTTATACTTAGATAGCCTTACGGAATTTATGGTAACGGCAATACGCGATGAAGATGCTACGATTTTATTTAAATCGCAAAACGAAGCAAATGATACTTATTCTATCGCGTCCATTGCAACCGGGTCTTTTGATTTAAGTAATTACAATGTAGCAAAAAATATAGTCTTATCGCTCGGAGACGGGAATGCGCAGTTTAATTCGACAACGGGCGGTGTTATACCTCCCCGCATGACACAAACCCAACGCAACGCAATAGCTTCCCCGGTTACAGGCCTGCTTATCTACCAAACCGACAATACACCGGGGTTTTACTATTATACGGGGAGTGGGTGGGTAAGGCAGGCGAGTGGATCAGGAACATTACAAACTGTAACAGATGCAGGGGCAACAACTACAAACGCTTTAGATTTTTCAACCCATACCTACGGGGATAGTAGAATTAGATTAACCAACAGTCCCGGAAGCGGAAATGCTGGAAATTATACAGGCGGGTATCAAGATAATATCAATGATAGTGGTTATAATAATGCAATCCTTTGGGGAGGAACTAACGGAACTATTGATGGGCATAATACACTTAATAGCATACTTGGGCTGGATTATTTCAGGACAATAATAAATGGGTACGATCACAGAATTGGGAAGTCAATTGCGAGCGGAATAGGATTTGGTGGGCATAATACAATTACCGATAGCGGGAACCATGATGTAATTGTAGGCGGCAGTTATAATACTAATCATTATGGTAATTATAACTTTATAGGAGCGGGGTCTTCTTTAGGGGCGCATGGCAATAATTTATTTATGGGCGGGGGGTACGGCAATCAGACAAAAAGATATTCTCATTTTTCTGCAATACCTGGCGGAAATTTGAATATGATAGATAGCTCGCAATATTCATTTATTGGAACGGGCAACTACATGTATATGTATTTTTCATTGGGTGGTTTTATGGGCTCTGGTAACATTGACACGATGGTTAATAGTAGTTATGCAGCCATGCCGGGTGGGAGGTTAAATAAAATTTCAGAAAGTGATTTCTCATTTATAGGTGCGGGTACAGAAAATAATAACCTTTCGGGGAGTGTTAATTCAGCTATCGTTGCGGGTATTTTAAATAAAAACGATTCATCTTCTTTGAATGCGTCAATTGTATCTGGAAATAGTAATTTAAATGTGGGCTCTTACTTTGGGTCCATTACCAATGGGTCAGGAAATATAAACCGAGCAGCGCAGGGTGGCTTTATCGGGAACGGGTCTGGAAATTTGAATTACAATGCAACATACACCACCGTATTAAATGGAGTTGGTAATATAAACAATTCAAACTATTCACTTATAGGTGGCGGTGAAGGTAATTATATAGAAAATTCATTAAGCAGCGCAATCGGCTCCGGATATCATTTGTATATGAAAAATGCGATATATGGGTTCATGGGCTCAGGTTCGCAAGATTCATTACTAAACGCTTACAGCGCAAATGTAAGCGGGCAACATAATACAAATAAAGGCTCTTATTCTGTTTCGCTTGGCGGCCTCTACAATAAAATTGATAGCCTTGCATCCGCACCTGTGGGTGCAGTAAATTTAGGCGGTAGCCATAATAATACCTATGCCAGCTACTCATCCATATTTGGGTACTACAATAATCTTGGGAGTGGCAATGCTGTTTGGGGCCAATTTTCACAAATACCGGGAGGATATCAGCAAACATTAGGCAATACTTCCACAAGCCGCTTCAGCTCTATTTTAGCCGGGCGGCAAGATACTTTAAACGGTGAATACTCTTTGGTTTGGGGCGATTCAAGCAGAGTAAACGGTTCTTTTTCTTACGCAGGTGGTCGCAGAGCTAAAAGCATGACACAGGGAGCATTCACATTTGCGGACAGCCAAACAGGAGTTGATTTAACGAACAGTACTGCGAATAGTTGGCTTGCAAGATTTACGGGCGGCTATCGTTTTACGGGTGGCGCATTTTCTATATCCGGGGCGGCAACAGGGTTATCAACTTTAACAGTGAAAGATATAGCAGATGGAACGGCAGGAACTGATAGCCTTATAGTAGAAAGCAATGGGCTGATTAAAAAGATTTCACCAACATATTATGGTACTGGAGCGGGCTCCGGTGATGCTTTAGTTGCAAACCCATTAAGCCAGTTTGCTGCAACAACTTCTGCGCAGTTAAGGGCTGTGTTATCAGATGAAGATGGCACGGGTAATATTCTTACAACAAACGGAAGTGCTGCTGCCCTTACATCGTTCCCCACTTTAAACCAAAGTACAAGTGGAAATGCGGCAACCGCCACAGCATTGCAAAATGCCCGTACAATTGGAGGCGTTTCTTTTGATGGAACTGCAAATATTACCGTGTCAACAGCAACAGGGGGCTTTACTGTTTCCGGTGGAAATCTTGCCATTGGGAGTAACGATTTAACAGGATCAGGTTCACTGGGCTCAACAGGTACAAGATTTACAAAAGGATGGTTTACAGATTTAGAAGTTACCAATGCCCCTACAATCGGCGGCGTGGCAATCCCTTCAATCAGTTCTACCAACACCCTCACAAACAAACGCATTACAAAACGTGTCTCAACAACCGCTTCAACAGGTTCTTTAACGATAAATGCAGATACGGACGATAGTTATACAGTAACAGCATTAGCAGCCGCATTGACTATTAATGCACCATCAGGAACGCCAACAGACGGGCAACCTTTAATAATAAGAATTAAAGATAACGCCACCGCAAGGGCATTGACTTGGAACGCAGCTTTCCGCATAATGGGAACTGTATTACCCACCACAACAGTTATCAGTAAGACATTATATATAGGCTGCATCTGGAACAGTGCCGACAGCAAATGGGATGTAGTTTCCGTAAACCAGGAATTATAAATTATGAAAAAAATATTAACAGCATTATTGCTTTTCCCGTGCTATTGTTTTTCAGCAATAGGTGTAACAAGTCCGGTTGCAGGGTTAGCTTCAACGGCTAATACTACCAGCTACGCAATGACTGCTTTCACACCAACTGCGGAAAGCCTTTTAGTGGTGTTCGTTTCGGGTTCAAATACAGTCGTAACGCCAACAATGACAGGCGGAAGCCTTACATGGGTACTTATAGATTTAAGTATAATAAGCGGTACTGAAATAGCAATGTTTTATGCAAGGGTTGGCAATTCACCAGTAACCACAACGATAACTTACGACTGCACAGGAGATGCGGCAACAGGGGTTACTATGAGTGTTTTTCAGTTTACCGGTTACGATGCGTTGACCGTAAACCCAATTAAGCAATACAGGATTTCAACGTCCACAACAACGAGCGCAAACGCAAGCGTTACGTTTCCTTCTGCATTAAATACAAGTAACGGTTACGCCATATTCTGGCGCAGTACCGGCACTTCGCCTGCATCTACAGCACCTACCGGGTGGACTGAAACAGACGATATTAGTTTTATCACTCCTTCAATAAATGCCAGTGCAGCATATCGGGCAGGCGGCGAAACAACTACAGGCCCATTTGATTTTACAAATGCATCCACAACATGGGTAGTTATGGGTGTGGAAGTTTATTCATTTGGCACCGGGCCACAAAAACAAATGCCTTTAAATCTTTTAAATTAAAAATTATGCTTTACGTATTCTTCGGCCTCATTGCAATCAGTCTTTTAATCTTAAAATTTTCCACTGATAAGGTGGATGAAAATGGCAAAAAAATAAAATGAAAAACCTGATAATAATATTGATGCTGGCAATTTCAACAGCAACATCATTTGCGCAACGACAGGAAACCATTACTGTTATTCGTGATACAACTGCAAAATTTAGTAAAGACACTACAAGCGTTTTTACCCGTGTTGGCGAAAGATGGATGCAAACGGAAAGGCCAATTAAAGACTATAAGCATGATTCATTTGCAATAAAAAAAATTCTTTGGGCAAGGTTCTTAAAAAAATATGAAGCTATACACGATACGGTAATTGTGGAAGGGGCATTTATCCCTTATCTGATTGCTTACGACAGTACTTATTTAGTTTACTATGACAGCACTTATGAAACTTACCATGACAGCATTATTTACATTAAAGATAAAATGCAGTTCGGAATCTGGATACAAGGCGGGGATTTAAAAATCCCTGAAAAAATAAGTTTCCTTAAATCAGTCGGCGCAACCGTTGGCAGGGTTGATCTGGTTCTTTCACAATACAACGGCGGGGTTTTGCCTGAGTTGCAGCAAATGCACGATGCAGGTTTAAGCAGTAATATTATTCTAAGCTGGAATAATAAAGCCGGGGGAAAATTTGTCCGCGACACTGCGGAGTTCAGAAGAAAATTGAACCTGTTTTTGCAGGATAATTGGCAATACGATTTTACCATTACTACAGAAGATGAAGTCGCAACAGATGGCTTCTTTGTAGATGATTATAAATTTTACATTGACGAATTGAGGATTACAATTGACGAATGTAAAAAATACGGGAAGGTTGCCAGTAACTCAGGCGATCACATAATTTACGCATTGATGTTGGCAAACGGAGAACGCAGCCGGAAAGGAAACGAGCGGGATGTTTTGTACTTGTTACAAAATTATAAATCCATTGGCCTTGAAGTAATAACCCTGCACAATGGCAGCGAACAAAGCCCGGAGGATTTTAAAAAAGCAATAGATTATATCCGCGAAGTTTCCGGCATTGAAACGCTTGCCATGAACGCCCATGTTTTCAAGGGAACGGATCCTGCGGCTGTAAAGCCAATGGTTGAATTATACAAGCAATACGGGTTTATATTATTCATGCCGTTCGATGGCAACGGAACAGCCAAAGCTTCAAGTTTTCATGTACAAAAAACAGGTGTTCTTACGCCCTGGGGGCAGGCATTAAAAGATTTTATCAGTAAATAAACAACACAATGAAACAGGATATGGAAATAAATAACTCAAATAATGGAGTGAATACTCTTGTTGGTTTTATAGCCGGGCTGGTAGGCGGCTGCGCAAACCTTATTAATTCCGGCATACACTTCAATAGTATAAACATTGGCCTTGTACATTGGGAAGCTAATATTGAGGCTATGTTAATGGCATTCGTGTGCGGTTTAGGCGGCGTATTCGGTAAGCATCTTTTCGGGTTGATAATCAAATTTTTTAAACGTAAAAAACAAAGTGATGGCAAACATAAAATTTAATGTGCAACAGCTTACAAATGCAACCCCTGTTTGGGCAAAATGGATGTTCAGGATAACACTGATTTTAACAACAACAGCATCTTTCATAGTAGCGGGCGATCCTTCAATACCTTCTGATTTGAAAGTGAGGATTATGCTTTACCTGCAAGGCGGCAGCACTGCCATGTATGGCTTTAGTAAACTATTCGGGGTTGATCTTGAAAAAGAGGTTGAACAGTAAATAAAAAACGCACGCTTAATTATTGCGCACGTTTCTTAAATAATAATATGACAAATTTCGGAGTACAAATATAATTGTTCTGCAATTCACTTTGTATTTATACAAAAAAATATTTGCAAAAAGAACTGAAATTATACAATCATAAAAACAATACCATGACACTTCAAACCAACA